CGGCCCCGGCCCATGAAGCGCTTGGTGCACCTCAAACGGGCTTTATGCTGTGGTGGGACCACGGCAACGGTCGCGGCTTGGACGGTGACAACGTCACTGTCAAGGGTCAGGTCAGGGAACGAATAGACGCAACTAGCAGTAGTTTCCACAATGTTGGTGTGCGTATTCCTCCGGGATGTGTTATGATGTCCCGATAGTGTTTGGCACCGGACTATTGCTTTGACCATCTGTCGGGGATTAGATCCGACCACTTTGGCCGCGGAGCACACCAACTCCGTGTCGGCAATAAACTTACGTGGCCCATAATAGGTGCGTTCGGCCGCAAACCCGATGGTCTGTGTAAGCAGATTGGTTGTGGTGTCATACGCCGAGCAGTCAAGTTCCACAGAGTAACAGCGTCCCTCTGGGAAATCAAGTCTCCCCGGGGAACGCTCGCCACCAACGTCCACGGCCATCAACGTCCTCAAGGCTGGGCTGTCAATGATAGCGGGTTCGTCGAGGACGTTGGTCACTGACTGATTGAGAGCGTTGATTATCGCACTTTGCAAGTCGATAAACTCTTCGCGGGTGTGCTTATAGCGCCCCTCATAAGTCTCCCAGAACCCGGCGTCTGTCTCCAGAGTGGGCTCAAATAAATTGCGCCGGGTCTGACGATGTTCTCGCTCGGGGTCAAATTTGTCAAGCATGGAGTTAATCTCTTTCTGATTCATGCGAAGCCAGTGTTTATACCCATGAGTTCGGAGAAAACTCTCGCAGATGGGGCGAATAAATGGGTCAAGTCTACTCTCAACCCAGAGTGACAGACACTTCATCGCTAGTCCCTCGGCGTATTCCTTTCGACACCCACGCATGCCAAGCACCCCAGCTCTGGAGGCAGCGGAGGATGGCAACTGCACATATGGCAGCTTGACCAATTGCTTGCCCGGGTTGAGCATGAGCACGGGCTCGTACCCGCGGGCAGTCTTCCGCCGGAAACACGAGCGAGAACAGAACCCGCTGTTGTAAATGTTGGTCTCTTTGACGAGAACAGGTTCCCGGCCGACAAGTGACTGAAACTGCTGGAACCTCTCGATATCACACTGCCTGGACAGCAGCAACCAGTTGTCGTCGCCGGCCGCGCACATAAAGATGTTATCGACCAACCGTTTAGAATTTGTGTGCTGGCCGTAGTTCACGAACCTGAGGACTCGTTCGATGACATCGTCGGGGGTGAGCCCGGAACAATCAAGAGCGAACGAGTCTTCTGCTTGAAAGGCCTGTTTCGCGTACCCATGACAGCGCCACGCCGTGTGATTTAGGAAGATCGCATACTCGTCCTGCATGTACGTGATGACCCTGGGGCGGACTCCTTTCGAGCCAAGGGCAGGCGCTACCTCGACCTTAACAAATTGTTTATTCAAACATCGATTAAAGTCTGGCCATGTGCCCAATCTGTCTTCGGCTTGGAGTTTCCGCAGTGCACTCGTCCACTTCTTTTTGTGGTCGGCGTTGACGTGATTGTACCAGTCCCGCCATGTACCCGACGCATGAAAGACGCAACCATCAGCCAACAAAACAGGATAAGGCCCGGAGATGGGGACGTCATCAAATTCCATTAACTCGGGGTCGGACTCGATAAGCGCGCGGATAGCGGGCCCAAAGGTACTGTCAATTAACGAAACCGTGAGCCCGAGTACATGGGCGGTTGACCGGTCAAGCGCGGGGGCTGGCACCTTACGCCCCATGCGCTTGCACAATGTGTCCACTAGGGACGCCTGCGCGTTTGAGTACGAATGGCCAATTAACAGCCCGTCTGGGCCCATAAACCGATACGCCGCATTGGCCACGTTGGTGGCGTCGAGACATTTCATGGCGGCGTCATCTGGAGATTGCACATTAGCCCACTCCTTAATTTCTAGGTCCGGATTTTCGTTAAAAGGAGTGGAGTGCATTTGTGGGCGCACAAGTACGCCACTATGTCTGTGTTTCGGGCGCGGCCCAGTGCGGTTCTTCCGACGCATCTTAGACATTACCCATTTAACGAAATGGGACCGTTCAGGACTGCGCAGCCACGAACCTTCCTCATCTGTGCCGGCGAGGAAGTGCAACTCGTTGATCCACGTGCGCAGAGACGTTTGCACCAATGCACAATTGCGGGCGTGTGTTTGGTCAACAGCTAATCCTGGGATGTTAGCGATCCATGACAGCTCTTTCAACTGGTCAAACACGTATCGCCCTAGCGTTTGTTCAGACACAGGAGTGCGCACATGGTTGGCTTTGCCCAGCAAATCACCAACTATAGACGCGGGAAGTTGGATGTAATTATCAGCTCGGCGCAGCAGCGTCTCTTTCAGGACTTTGTGAGGCCCATGGGGTCTAATTGGGATGGCGAAACAACCCCAGGGCTGGACCGGAACGTTGTTTCTCCCGGTCCCGTCTTCAGTAACATATGTCCGTCTAGGGTGCACCTTTATGCGCACATCTTCTACATTCCAGTCGAACACACGGTCATTGAGACTGACAATGAGGCGCTTCCCATCAAAGTAAGACACGCCTCCGGTTTTGCGCGACCCAGAGTACCCGACGCCCACAGCCCAGTCAAAGTGGTGACTTTTCCCCTGGAACTCGCCCGGTTCTGGGTCGTCAAGAAGGTCGTCCTTTGTCGGCACGGTGGCGTCTGGAGGGTCAATTGATGGCGGTGGCGCGCGCGCTGCTTTGACAGGTGGAGGCGGGGCTTTCTCTCTGGCCGGGTGGGCCACTCGTTTTCCTTTCACAGGTTCGAGTTTGCGTCGGGCTGCCTCGTCTGACAGAGACAGCAATTTGGACACAATGGGTTCGTTGACGGGCTCCGCCCGCGTCAGCTTGATATACTTGTGCGGCAATTGGTGGACAAAAGGACAGTCAGGGGTGGCGCACACCTTGTCACGCACGTAATCAAGACACAAGTTGTGTTCCGAGATGAGTCGACGATCAATCTCGTCGAGTCCGTTTGCAAACTCGTGGTCGTATCGACATTTGGGGCGCTTGCAGCTTGCTCCACTCAACGACGCAAAAAAATGGTCTCTACAAACTCCATGCACGGGACGTGTAACCTCTGCTCGCGCAATAGGATGCGGGCGTCGCCGTGACTTGGTAAGTCGCGGTTGCCCATGCTTTCGTGCAGCTTGAGGGAAATCAGGGGCGGAGTCCCAGTGCCACGGAGCGATGCCTGCAGCTGTCTCAAAATCAGGGGCATCATACTGCAAGCGAGGCGGGTCGTACCGCACATCGTCGTTAGACGCGAATGGCGGCGCCGCGGTCTTGCAGCTAGACTCCTCGTCGGGGTATTTATGTAATCCCAGATCGGCGAGTATAGATTGCATAACCAACGGCAAATGTTCAAACCCGTCCTCAGAATGTTCGTCGAGCGATGGCCCAG